TCCTGAAATTGGGGTTGACCCAGAAAAAGTAGATAACACTACATTGGCAGATTCAGTTAAACAATATGAACTTGGTATTGGTGATGCAGGTGAATTGGAATACAAATTTGCCTTTTCAAATACTAATGAAACTGATTCGTACCGTGTCTTGCGTAAATTGCAAGAAGCAGGAACTGTTGCCAACTTTGAACACAAAGACCCAGACGGTACTAAAGTTAATTTCTCTGGTCAAGTTTCAGTTAAAATCGGTAGTGGTGCTGTCAATGGTGTTATTGAATTTACAGCAAGCATTGCATTGCAATCAGCACTTGAATTTACAGATCCAATCGGAGGTTAATTAAATGTCATTACCATACACAACATGGAAAATCGGCGAAGTTGAACACAAATTACGTTTAACAACACGTCAAGCAGTAGCAGTCGAAGAAAAACTTGGTGTCAATCTTCTTAAGGTATTCATGCCACGCCAAGATGAAGATTTCCCATTACCACCACTAAAAGTGATGCTGGTGGTTATTCACGGAGCATTGCAAAAATTTGAACACGGTGTCACACTTGATGATGTTTATGACATGCATGACGATTATGTTGACGCAGGTGGTGACCAAACTTCTTTATTGACAGATGTTATTATCCCACTTTTTGAAAATTCGGGTTTTATGCCACGCCAGAAAGAAACAACGGACGACCAAGCGACACTAACTACAGTGAAGTAACGACGTCTGTTGAAATCATTTCTGCTAAAGATTACATCAATGGACTGTATCCTATGTTTTTAGACATCAAGGGCAGTCCTTTTGATTTTTGGGAATATACTGTTGCTGAAATCATTGATTTAATTAATAGCTATAATCGTGTCTATACACAAAAACGAAAAGAACAGATTATAAACAACTATCAATTATCGCAAATGATTGCTAATCACGTTTCTTGTTTACTGTCTTCGGAATCTAAACCGTTAGAGGTCTGGGAATATGCACCAGATTTATTTGATAAAGAGCGTGAACAAATCGAGGAAGAACGCAGACAACGTGATTTATTAATGCACAAAGAGCGCATGCGTGCGTTTGCAACACAGTTCAATGAACGTTTTAAAGATTAATTGAGGAAAGGGGGGCGCAAGTATGAGTATGACTTTAGAAGAACTTCAAGTCGTTATTGACGCGAAGATTTCACCATTCAAGCAAAAGATGCAAGAAGTTGAAAACAAAGTAAAGACATCAAACAATAAGGTTCAAAGTAGTACATCTGGTATTAAAAATGCATTTTCTAAAATTGCAAAGATTGCTGCTTTTTCATACATTGGCAAAAAAATGCTCGATTTAGGTGTTACTTCAACACAAACGGCGTTAGAAGTAGTTGCTTCAGTCAATCAAATCAAGCGCCAAATGGGCGAAAGTTCGCAAGCATTCCTAAAATGGATTGAAACCAATGCTAACGCAATGAATATGTCTGTATCTGACGCGACACAATACGCATCAATTTACGGGAACTTATTTGCTGGTTTTATCAAGGATTCTGATAAGCTAAGTGCCTATACAGGTAAAATGCTTCAAACGTCAGCTGTCATTGCTGAAGGGACTGGTCGAAGCATTGCAGACGTTATGGAGCGTATTCGGTCTGGGCTGCTTGGTAATACCGAAGCTATCGAAGATTTAGGTATTAATGTTAATGTCGCTATGATTGAATCAACAGAAGCGTTTAAAAAATACGCTGGTGATTCGTCTTGGCAACAATTGGACTACAACACGCAACAACAAATCCGATTAATGGCGATTTTGGAACAAGCGTCTGCCAAATTCGGTAACACATTGACTAACTCAGTAAATAGTCGTGTTAGTCTTTTTAAATCGCTTTTAAAAGATACAGCGTTTAATCTTGGTAGTGCGTTATTACCAGTTCTTAATGCTGTTATGCCAGTTTTGAACTCTTTAGCAATGGCGTTAAAAAATGCAACGGCTAAATTGGCTGAGTTTGTTAGCTTAATGTTTAACAAGAAAGCGACCGTTAAAAATAGTGCGCTTGAGTCCATGGCTGATAGTTTAGGTGGCGTGGTCAATAACGCTAACGACGCAGGTAATGCAGTCGGTGATATTGCTGATGATTTAGATGATGCGGCTGATTCATCAGATGATGTAGCCGATAATTTAAATAATACGGCTAAAAGTGCTAAAAAAGCTGTTAAAGAGCTGTTAGGTTTAGCATCTTTCGACGAAATCAACAGTTTATCATCAAACAAAGATTCTGATGATTCGTCATCACCTAAAACAACAACACCTAAATCTAAAAAAGGTTCTGGTGGTGATGGTGGTAGTGGTGGAAGTGACATTCTGCCTGAAGTGGCGCTTGAAGATCTAGACAATAACTTTAAGAGTATTTTTGATGGTTGGGACAAGACGTTAAAACCTCTTTTAGACTATCTTTCAAAATTAAAAGATTTGTTCAAAGATGGTTTTGATGTTTCGTTTAGGTCTGATAGTCTTGAACGCTTCAAGGAAGCTTTAAAAGGCATTTGGCAGTCACTGAAAGATATTTTTGAGGACGGAACAGTATTAGCAGCCGCTGCAAAATTCGGCGAGAAGTTAGCTTTTGCTTTAGGGCAAACAACAGGAGCGATAGCTAATGTCATTATGGGGATTGCGGTATTTATCGCTGAGAGCCTTAATAAATCGCTCAATGAAACCAAATTTGACATAAAAGGTTGGTTAATAAGACAATTCGAAATATCTGGTGACTTAGTAGCACATATCGGAAACATTGCACAAGCGCTTGGACAAATCTTTTATGACACTATCACAAACACGCCTGCTACTGATATTGGTAGTCATATTATTTCAGCGTTTACATACGCAGTAATGGGCATAGCAGAGTTATACACTAAGTCTTTACGTGATATGTTTGGGGCTATTGATACTATTTTGTCTGAAAATCAAGACAAGATTACTCGTAATTTAACAGGATTACTTTCAGCGGCTGAACCAGCTTTTGCCTCGCTAAAAGATTTAGTTAAAAATACTATGTCTGCTATCAATGCGACCTATGACGAACATATCAAACCATTTGTTGATTCTTTGGCAAGTGGGTGGTCAGAAATTGTAGGAACGTTCTTAGATAGTTGGAACACTTATATCCAACCAGTACTTGATAATATCGGGCAAGGTTTCTCTGATTTAATGTCTAACCATATTCAACCAATGATTGAAAAAGCGTTAGATTATTTCGGAGACATCATAGACGATTTAAAAGTTATCTGGGAAAATGTTCTACAACCGTTCTTTAACTGGTTAGCAGAGTGGATAGTTCCAATATTAGCACCTGCTATTCAATATTTAGCAGATGTCTTCTTTGATGTTTGGGGTAAGATTGCTGATATTATTGGTGGAGTTATTGATATTCTTCAAGGTATCAATGATTTTCTAAAAGGTGTCTTTACTGGTGATTGGTCATTGGCGTGGGACGGTATCAAGCAAATCTTCTCTGGTTTCTCTACCATTCTAGAATCTCTTGTCATGATGTTATGGAATGCCCTTGTCGGACTTTTCAAAGCAGCGTGGAATACAATTGTGGCTGTTGTACAAGCAGGGTGGGACGGTATTGTTAAGATATTTACTCCAATCGGTAAATGGTTTGGTGAGCGTTGGAACGACATTGTAAAAGCCTTTACTGGCGCTGGTCAATGGTTTACTAAGAAATTCCAAGAAGCATGGGATGGACTGACTAAAATTTTCCAATCTATAGGTAAGTGGTTTACTGATAGATACAATGATGTTACTAAAGCATTTTCAAATGTTGGTAATTGGTTTAGACAAAACTTTAACACTGCCTATTCTAACGTTAAAAACGTTTTCTCTAGTATTGGTAATTGGTTTAAATCACGTTATCATGATGTTACTAATGCTTTTTCTAGTATTGGTTCATGGTTCGGAAATACCTTCAGGGGTGCTTGGTCAAATGTAACGTCTGCTTTTAGTGGTGTCGCTAATTTCTTTAGAGGAATTTATAACACTATCAGAAGTTCATTTACTAATATTGGGACTGCTATTGGTTCAGCTGTTTCTGGCGCTTTTCGTTCAGCAATGAATGCAGCTTTTAGCACAGTTGAAAATGTCGTCAATTCGTTCATAGGCATGATTAATGGTGTTATTGGTGTTATTAATAAAATCCCTGGTGTTAGTCTTGGTAGGATCGGTCGTGTTTATATTCCTAAACTTGCTCGTGGTGGTATTGTTGATAGTCCAACACTTGCTATGATTGGTGAAGCAGGTAAAGAAGCGGTCGTACCACTTGAAAATACTGGTTTCCTTCAAACTATGGGACGTGTCGTCAGCACAGCGGTCGTTAACGCTCTAGGGACTGGTAATCAGCAGTCAGGCTTTTCAGGTGACGGCGACATCATTATCCAAATTGGTGGTAGTGAATTTGGAAGAATTGCTATTAAGGAAATCAACAAAGAACAACAACGAGCAGGTCAAATACTGCTTAAGATTTAGGAGGTTCAATGAGCAATTTAATTATAAATGGCGTTTCAGTAGTGCCGCCTAAAAGTTTTCAAGTTGGTGTACAAGACGTTGACGGCGAAACTGGTCGAAACGCAAACGGCGATATGGTCAGAGACAGAATAACCATTAAACGTAAACTAGAAATTGAGTGGGGGATGTTAACACAGTCAGAATGCAGTGCGATACTTAATGCAGTATCTGCTGTATTTTTTAGCGTGAGCTATCCAGACCCTATTTCTGGACAATCAACACGGACTTTTTACGTTGGTGATAGAACGGCGCCAGCTTATTCATTTACTAACAAATTTAAGCCGTGGAGTGGGTTAAAATTTAATTTGGTAGAAAGGTAATTTATGGTAAGTTTTAACGAAGCAATGCTATCAAACGACCGTACCTTGGCTATTAGAGTGGGTGATTTCACATCAGAAAATATCAAGACTGCCAATTTCAAGTATGGCTATATTACTGGTGATGACTTTACACCTGGCGGGACATATGCTGGTACGGCTTCAATACTGTTTACTAGCATTGTCGAATCATTCAAAAAGCTAGATGTTGTCTATCCGGAAATTGGTCTGTTAGTTGGTAGTAAAGTTGAATGGGTCAAAATGGGAAAATATTACATTGATGATATTAAGATTGACCGAAACGCCAACACTACTGAAATTGAACTTATGGACGAAATGTTTAAGCTCAATGAAAGTTTTAAAACCGATTTAAAATACCCAGCACAAATCCGTGATGTTATTTTAGAAGTCGCTACTAAAACTGGTGTTACACTCGCTACTGATGATTTTGGCACAACAGCTATTCAACAACACGTTGACGAGCCAACAGGTGATAAACTCACTTACAGAGACGTTCTTAGCCAAGCAAGCCAATTGCTTGGCTTTTCTTGTTTCTTTAATCGTAATGGTGAGCTGGAAGTAAGAGGATTGACCGAATCTGGTATTACAATCACTGCTGATAATTATTTCTTGCATGGTCTTGAAAAAAGTGAAGTTGAATATCAAATCGCTGGTATCACTTGCGAAACTAAGGATGATGAAGTTTTGACAGTCGGCTTGCAGACTGGTAGGTCGCTTGAAATTGAAAATCCGTTAGCAACACAAGATACGTTAAATGCACTCTATTATGCGTTGAAAGACATTACTTATTATCCATACGATTTAAGCTATCAAGGTCATTTAAAACTTGACGTCGGTCAATGGGTAACGATTAAAACTAATAAAGATGAAGTCTTTAAAGTACCTGTGCTTTATCAATCATTTAGTTTTAGCGGTGGGTTAACAAGTACAATTAGCGCTGATAGCGTGGCTGGAAGTGATGCACAATACACTTATGGCAGTTTTGTTACTAAAAAAATCGACCAGAAATCAACACGAATTCAAGCAGAAGTCCAACAACAATTAAAATATGCTGATGAAGAATTTAAAAAAGTCAGCAACGAGATGTTGCAACAATCACTTGAATATCAAAACAGTGTTAGAAACGAACTTGCTACATCAAAAGCAGAACTTGAAACGCAGATTGACACAGCTAAAACACAAGCGGAATTAAACGCCAAAACATATGCTGATGAAATCAACCAAGCAACAGCAGAAGTCGCAGAGCAAGCTAATACGGCTGCTAACAGCCTGAAATCTGACTTAGTCAAAGTCAAGACTGATTTAACCACAGTCACTAATACTGCTAACAGTGCTAAGACGTCAGCGAGTGAAGCCAAACAGCAACTCACTGCAGTAGCTAACGACTTGTCTAAAGCTAAACAAGATTTAACCAGTCAAGCGCAACAGTTACAATCACAAGCTAGCGCACAGTCTGAATTAACAAAGCGTGTCTCAACAGTCGAAGAAACCGCAAATGGTACTAAGTCGACTGTTAGCGAGTTAAGCAAAACAGTAGCTCAAAATGGTAAAGACATTACTAGCGTAACTGCACGAACCAAAACAGTTGAAGATGACTTGACAAGCACGAAAACAACATTGTCGCAAGTACAAACGACAGCTAATAGCACAAGTCAAAAAACAGCAACGCTTGAAACTGGGTTGAATGGTGTCAAGGCTGATTTAGCTGCAACTACAGCAACTGCCGACACGACTAAAACTAATCTTGCTAACTATCAAGCTAGCAACGATAAGGCAGTAGCTAACTTGCAAAGCAATTTACAAACAGCGAATGGCAACATTAGCAGTTTGCAGACAAAAGTTGAAGCAGTCCCTGGTCAGATTAGTAGTGCTGTTAGTGCGGTTGAGGGGAAGATACCGACCGAAGTTGGTGGAACTAACCTCATCAATGACTATTTGTTTGAACGTGGAATTTGGTACTACGATACGTTTGATAAGAACGATAGAACATACGAGTTAGTCGGTGACGGAGTTGTTCAATTGACAACGACATCTAGTGGTTGGCACCAATGGCAAGTCAAAAGTGATAAAGCTACCGATTTAAATAGCATTGAAACTGGCACTTACACATTGAGTTTCTATGCACGGTCTTTAAGTGGAACAGCAACTATATATGCAACCGTGCGTGCTAACCAAACAACGGGCACTAATCCAGATTATTTAATAAAAAATCTAACAATCACCAACGAATGGACACGTTATGTTGTTTCTGGAACTATCACTAAGAATGCTGATATACACGATTATTGGCGTGTCATTTTGATTTTTCCTGGTGTAGGAACTGTGCAATTTAAACGTCCAAAGCTTGAAGCTGGTAGTGTTGTAAGTGCACCCTCACCAGCGGTTGGTGATACAGTTGAAGATATTACATCGTTATCATCCGAACTCACTCAAACTAAAGATGGCATGACTTTGCTTGCCACTAAGACAGAGCTGAACACCGCTAAGTCTGATTTGCAATCTGGCATCACCACAGCGACTAACAAAGCTAATACAGCTCAAAGCACAGCTAACAACAACACTAAAACAATCAGCACGCATACGACACAAATTAGTGCATTAAATACTGGTCTAAGCGCTAAAGTCTCACAGACTGATTTCAACACACTAAGCGGACGTGTTACGACTGCTGAGAACAACATCACAGCGAAAGCTAACGAGTTGAGCAGTAAGATTAGCAGTGTCGAAGGTAAGATACCGACAAGTGTTTCAACACGAAATCTCATTTTAAAATCAAATGACCTTGCAAATCCGCATAAGCAATCTGGTGCTAACACGACAGTAACATCAACTGATGATTATTTCGTTATTAAAAGCACTGGCTACACAGCGAACGCATGGGGCGGTATGTCGTGGAATATGTCTATTTCAGAAGTCAAAGCTGGTGAGGAATTCTCTATTTTGATGCCAATTTATATTGACAGTTCAATCAATTTGGATAGTGACGTATATTTTCAACTGAAAAATCACCCTAAAAATCTTACAGCATACAGTTACTTGATCCCAAAAACTCAAAAAGACAAATGGTTTAACGTTGCAATCACCTTTAAAACTACCAAAGATGTCGTTTTTGACACGTATCCATTATATGTTTATCTTGTCAAAAATGGTCTAGTACGCATTAAGCCACCTATGCTTGTTCGTGGAAGTTTAATACCGTCAGGCTATCAACCCGCGCCCGAAGACTATGACAGCAAGCTAGCCAGTGCGCAGTCTGAAATCAAACAGACGACTGATTCAATCAAAGCTAGCGTGTCTGCGTTGGATAGTTCGACGGTTAAGACAGCTAGTTTAACCATTAATACAGACGGAATCGTCATGAAAGCTGGCAAGTCAACGACTGATATTGCCAACGCTATCGGTTCTTATTTCAGCGTTAACCAAAACGCCATTAATTTATTTTCCGACAAGATTAATGTCAAAGGAAGTATGATTGTTGACGGTGCTATCACAAGCGCTAAGATTGCCAGTAAGTCAATCAACACAGCACATCTTAACGGTAAAATCATTACTGCTGATGTGATAGCCACAGGAGCGATTACAGCTGACGCAATCAAGGCAGGAGCGGTAACTACCAACAAAATGACAGCGAATAGTATCAATGGTGACCGCATTACAGCTGGAACGTTGGACGCTGCCAAAATCAAAGCTGGTAGCATTACAGCTAGTCAAATTGCTAGTGGCACGATTACAAGTAGTCAAATCAAATCAGGGACGATTGTAGGAACTAACATAGCAGCAGGAGCAATCACGACTAATCATTTAGCGGCTGGTAGTATTACAGCTGATAAGATAGCTGCTAACGCCATTGATGTTAGCAAAATTTCTGGGAATGTAGCGACTTTTGTAACAAATGCAATTAATAGCTCTACAACAAATACGTTGAGGATAACAAATGAATATCTAAGCATATCGTCAAAAAGCTCAACTTCTACCTATTCACCTAGCATTCGCATTTCACCTGCTTCTATCCAGTTTTGGGGCAGTAGATCTTCGGGAACTGGAGCAACAGTAGCTGGATTAGGAAATACTGTACTAATCAAAGAGCTTGCTATTGGAAGTACGAGCGGAATCTACACAGATGATAGTTTAAGAGTTGATAAAATTCAATCAAGTAGATTAGTCTCTTCTGGTAGACGTAGTTGTTTTGATTATGCAGACTATGGTTTGCGCTTGTCAAAGTGGACCAATCTCGGTGACTCTTATACTAATGACGTCTCTATTGGAATCAATGAATATATTTCTACTTCTGAAAAATACGCATACATGGTAGCAACTAAAAGAGATATTGATATTCCAAACAGAACTTATAGCATACGTTTTAATTCAAGTGGAACAATTGACCTCTACGTAAGAAATATTTATTACTACGGGGTACTAGAGAAGAAAAAATAAGGAGCAAACATGGATAATCTTAATCAACAAATTCAATCAAAGCTCGCTTTAGAGATTGCGCAATTATCACTTGACAAAGCAACTCTACAAGCACAAGTTGAACAATTGCAACAACAAAATGCAGAGCTTCAACAGCAACTAGAAGAAGCAACTGCACCAGAAGAAACAAAAGAAGGAGAATAATTATGGCAGAATCAACTACAAACACAGTATTCGTAATCAAAAACAATGACGGTCAATTTTTGGAGTATCAAAATTATAGCGGACTTCGCACCTGGGTAAATGAGTATTCAGACCGTTGTAATTTTGATTCACA